TAGTTTCAAGTTCTTTTAAATTTAAACCTAACTCATCGAGTTTTTCTTGAATACCGTCAATGGCTGATTTTTCAACGCCATTCGTTTTAAGGTCTTCAAGTTGTTGTTTTAGCGTGTCGTATTCTTGTTTGCTAACTCCTGAATCTAACGTATCGATAAACTCAGAGTGCAATTTAGCTTGTTCTCCAACGCCTAATGCTTTAAATGCGTCTTCTGTAATTCCTTTTGACGCAAGAAATTGTTTAAATTTCATCTCTTTTAAATTAAATGTGAATAATAACTTTTTAATTGTTGCTCGGTTTGAGTGTCATTTGACGGCTCATTATCTTGAGTGGCTTTTGCCGGCTCGTCTGTTGTTGTTTCGATGGTAGGTGTTGCTGAGTTGCTCCCCATAACAACTGCGCTGCCCTCGATAATTTTAGCTTCTTTTACTACCCAGAAATAACCGCGCTCGTCTGCGGCCTCTTTGTTAGCAATAATTGGGTAATATTCGTCCCAGATAGCTTTATATTCTTTATCATATTCAGCCTCTGTATTAATCGCTAATTCAAGCTGAACATAACGCATTCCAACTGAGTGATTCTTAACCCAGCCTTTTGAGTATTGTTTTAACATGAACTCATTACGTTCTTTATCGATGGTGCTATCGAAAATCAATGCTTCTGTGCTTCCGTTGTAAGGCAACCCTAACGACTTCCATGTCATTTTCTGAACGCTGCCAATAGCCGAATCCGAAATAACTTTGTCAAATTCTCTTTCATGTTCTTGCAAATGAAGGAACCCTTTTCCGTTGTTGTCGTTGATTGATTTATTCCAAATTCCATTAACGTGAACATCACCATGGCTGTCTAAAAAGTTGGTCGTATTGATTACAACCTTAACATTTAGTCTGTTGATGTCTGTCACTTGCCCAGACATATCCTCTTTTGTGACATCCAAATCAATGCTGTTTGAAATGCTGCCAAAATTGAACGGGTCAGCTAATTTTGTAGCTGTTTTTTTAAGGCTAATTAATTCTTTTTTGTTATCAATCAACGCCTTGAAAAGTTCCTCTTTACTTTGGAACTCTCTTTTTGGGAACTCAATTACTTTTATCATTTCTTAACATCTTTGTTAAATGATTTATTCTTTTGCTGTATTGAAGCATACAATGAAGGATTTTCTTTCTTAATGCGCTCCATGTCCATCTGCTTATTAATATGCTGTAGGTTTAAACGTGTGCTCATAACTTCAACTTCATTTTTAAATTGTCACTCATTTGTTTGGCATCAGCATCGCTAACGGTTCCGTTTTCTTTGGCTATTTTAATAGCATTTTGAAGTTCTGTAAACGTGCTTATTTTATTGTTTATAATCGACTGCATGACTGGCAAATGGTCAAACGATGCTTCTAATCTTTCGCCTTTTTCAAATAATCCAAATTGCTGAGAAAACGAGTTCATGGTATTGTCAGCCATATTCTGAATAGGGCTTTGAATATAGCTGACTAAGCCTTGATTTTGATTCTCAAATGTGCTGTCTTTAGCAAAGTAGTTTAGAATGTTTTTATTCATTTCGTAGGCAAGTAGGCACTTATTCGCATCGTCAGCGAACTGATCATCTAAGTACAAACGCTTCATGTCGGACACTAGGTGTTTAACATCAATGGCCGCGTTTGTTATAATTAGGCTTTTATCACCGATTTTGTTTTCAATGTCTGTGCGGTCAGACTGTTGTATCTGAGCCTCGTTGCCTGTGCTTTCATTTATAGACAAGTATTTTTGGCTCATGAATAAGTTTTTGTTCTTTGCTTTTATGTTTTCATCGATGTTACAAAGAATATGTTTTATGCCGTTTACCCTGCTTTCAGATTGGAAAAATGAATTATTAGTGAGGCCGTTGCTGAGGTCATACAACGGTATAAGGTCAGACAAACGAAGTTCGTACAATTGGTTATCTAGTGTGTACTTTATTTTTCGCTCACCGAATGTTTTTTGGTCTTGTCTGGTAACAATGAATTTATTTACCTTATGAGCATTGTTTAAATCAATATCGCTAGGTATAAGATTGTACAACGCTTTCGGCAATTCATTTGCAAACGGTTTTATATTGTACACAAAGTTGTGGCCGCAAGCCGATAAGAACCATGCTTGTTGAAAAAGAAAATCGTTTTGCGATTGGAAAAAGTTAGGTTGTTTAAGTAGTGCTAGTACCGGACTATTTTCGACTATTTTATCGCCTCTATAATGCGTTATTTTCATTTGCGAGTACAACTGTGAACGCACAGCGCAAATAGTCATAAGTACAGGATTTTCTAGCGAGCGTTTAAGATTGTGTCCTGAGTACGCAAATGAATTACTACCGTCAAAAAATGAGTAAAGGAACTGTCCAGAGCGATTGCGCTCAACTCTGTACAATTCCCTACCGAATAGGCTAAAAGATTTAATTACCTCCATTCTGATTAATCTCTGTCATCACGACAGTAATTTGTGCAATATTAATGAATTAATTTTATATATCAGTTTAAAATTTCAAATATCTTGTTTTGACATACCAACTTACACCCATTCTAAAAGCATCTAGCGCGTGGTCATTTTGATTATCATCCGGTTCATCCATTACTATACCGCGCCAAACTTTCCATGAATAGTTATAATATTCATCTTCAAAATCTTCGCTAGTGTCTGTATAACACACTTGACACTTCTGTAAGGTTTCTATTCCAGCGTTAACGCTTCCGTGTCCTTTTTGAGCAAAAATAGCATTGAACCCTGCGTTTTTTAATTTAGTGCCTTCTGATTTGTTAAGTTCGTTGCTACTATCAACGATATTCTCTTTATTCTTTGCGTGTCCTAGTTTCTCAAACATTTCTGACAAACTGCAAGGAATTTCGTTAAGAGGCTTGTATAAATGCTGATGTACGAAAAATGTTCTATCGCCATCAAATTTAAACTCTATGTTTGCGGTTGGAGCGGACAATCCAAAATCTGTAGCGTAATAACTTGTATAAGGCAAATCAAAAAAATCTTTCTCTTTTATTTTCTGCCATCCTTTGAATATTCTGTGCGGTTTTTCGGCTTTTTGACCTAAGCCATATACGCTCCACATATAGGCGTCTGCGGTTCCATTCTTGACATTAACCGGATTGCTTGGGTCATAAGAAAGTATTTTCAACTTCATTTCAATCGGGCAAAATGGATTTTGCATGAAAGTTGAATGTATCACTTTGCATCGTGGATGATTATTAAGAGAATCGCTCCAATGCTTGTTAGGAGGATTCAGGTCAATCCAAATCTGCTCTGCACGCATATCTATCTGATCGAACGTTTCTTTTGTGATTTTGTAAGGCTCATTAAGCCATGCTATTTTTTGCGTAAATCCGTGCGCGTTTGTTGCATCCGCTCCGTGAGGCTCTAGTGTTGCCCCGTTGTCAAAGTAAATAGCCGTTGTGTTTCTAGGGAACTTATAAGAACGGCCTGAAAGTGGGTAAATCTGTTTTATATCGTTCCAAACCGTATCGCCTAATGATGTTTGAGTGTCTCTCCAAACCGATATACGCTCATTTGGCGATTCTTCGCATTCTCTTATCGCGGCCTCTATCAGTGAGTAAGTTTTTGATGATCGTGAACTGCCTTCGTGTTTTATGTATTTATATCGATAAATTGAATGTTCGCCAGATTCATAAAAGTAAAAATACGAATCGTCTGTCTCTACCTGCATGAAACCTTTTGTTACCGGATAAAGTTTTTTTGTTGTTTGTACTTCAGATACTTCTTGAAGTTCGTCTCCGGTGTATTTTAAAAGAATAAGTTTATCGTCTTGTTTTTTGACGATTTTAATGCGAAGTTTAGAGTAATAATCATGCTTTACAAATACCTCAGTAAGTCCGTATTTACTATTCGGGTTGTAACTCATTTTTTAAATCTTCATACGTTCGTCCGTCTTGAAGTACGATTGGGATAGGCTGTTGCTGCAATGGTTTATCGCCTGAAGTTACATCGACTTTATCTCCATACTTCTTAGGGTTCATTTTAGCCAATACCCACTTGCGAGCATCTATTTGAAGTCTGTTTCTTTGTACGATGTTGTGGTTTATAATTTCACCCTCATCGGTATGAATAATATCTTCGCCCTGCTTATCTGCAATTTCAAGGATTTCATCGAAAATTTTATCAGCCCTTGCTTCGGTCGCGCGCGCGTATTGTTTTAGAATTTCTTCGTCTTCATCCATCCACTTATAAAAAGTAGCTGCTGTTGGTGCTCCGTTAGTATTTAAAGCAGAGCGCAAAGATTCTCCTTTCTCTATTTCAGAGAAAATGAAATCTAACCACTTTTTTTTATCTGTTTCTGAGTACGCCATAATTTCCACCAAATATACAACTTTATTTTAAAAAACAAAGCCACCGGTTAAAGTGGCTTGTGTTGCAACTTCTGTGTCGGCCTAACACAGCATCACTAGGTTGCCAGCTTTGTTGCGAGGTCGGGATTCCAGTCCGTTAATT